TCGTGCCGGTCATCGAGTAGACCTTGTCGGTTCCCGCATACGCCTTGTAGACGGAGTCCCCGCTGGTCACGGAGACGTTGCCGCTCGCCCACGAGAGCGATGTGGCTCCTATGGCGCTGATGACCTTGGTGGCCTTGAGCGTGCCATCGGCGCGAGTGCGTATCTCCACCGTGTCCCCGCCCGCGAGGAACATGTTGCGCGGATCGGTCGTGCAGGTAACGGAGGTCGTGTTCGTCGAGGCGGTCACGTCGAACCTGCGCCCCGTGAGGTCGTTGACGAGCTGCCACCACGCGCCCGCGACCTGCACGTCCTGATTGTTGGCGTGCAGCGCCGTCACGGTCTGGTCCTCAGCGCCGGTCCCGGTGCCGATGGAGCGCAGCGTACCATTGCAGGTCCAGCGTGAGCCGATACGCAGGTAGAGCTTGCCGCTCGCCGCCATGGTGATGACGACGTTGTCGGAGACGACGCAGTTGCCGTAGGAAGCCGTGCCGCCGTTCACGGCCCCATAGCCGATGTTGAGGCTCTTGCAGGTCAGGTTCGCGTCGATGGTCAGCGTCGCCGGGACGCCCGCCGCGCTCGCCTTGACGCAGATGTCGTCGGTGACGGCGCAGGCGGAGCCCTTGAGAGCCGTCAGCCCCGCGACGTTGGTGTCCGTGTCGAGGGTGAAACAGGCGGCGGCGTATGCGTTCGCCATGTCAGCCTCCTGCGATCAGGTCGAGAGCGGCCATGTGGTCGCCCATGTCCATCGGTGGCGTCGGCTCGTCGCGCACCTCGACCTCGGGCGCATCGCCCATGCTCAGCCGGTAGACCGCGCCGTCGTCCTCAAGATGCAGCCAGCCGGGCGGGCTGGTCACGGTGAAGCGCGTGCGTCCTTCGGGCAGCGCCGCCGGGTTCGAGTAGGAGCGCGTGCTGACGGTGATGCCCGCCTCGGTCACGAGATCCGCGTCACGGTCGGCGAGCGCGACGACGATGGTGCCGGTGGTGGGGAAGATGGTGTCGTCGGTCATCGCCAGCGGCCCACGACGGTGACCTCGGAGAAGTTGCGCACCGTGCGGCACACCTGCCCGCCGTTGCTCGACTGGCCGTTCTCTGAGGTGTTGCCGCCTATGCAACTGAGCGTGTGCGCATGCACGTCGACGCTGATGACGGTCTCGATGTGCGCGCTGCCCCAGAGGCAGACGACGTCGCCGCCGCGGGCGGCTGCCGGTTCGACGCGCCGCCAGCCGCCCCGGCCGGCGCGGATCATCTCGGTCCAGTAGGGCACGCTCGCCGGGTCGGCCGGGAACTTCGGCGGCCTGATCCCGAGACGCTTCGCCGCTTCCTTATGCGCCCACGTCACGAAGTCGGCGCACCATGCTTTGCCGAGCGCCCACGACGCGACGGCGAGCTCGTAGACGTCGACGCGCGTGCCGCGGTTGCTCCCGGCGGGGTGCTCCTTGACGCCGACCTCGCCCTCGACCACTCGCACGATCTCCTGCGCGTAGGTCGGCGGGAAGAGATGGTCGTGCGCGACCTGCTCGGACGGACTACCAAACTCACGCGCCGCGTTGACCTGCGCGGCCTTCCCCCATGACGGAACGCTGCACGCCATGCGCGGCTGCTCGGGCTTCTTCTTCGCTGCCAAGCGTTTGCGCAGCGCGTACTTGTCTCGGATCGGGTTGAGCATCACGTGCCTCCCAGCTTGGCGATGTCTGCCTTGAGCGCCGCCACGTCGATGGCCTTTGAGGCGAGGAACTCGCTGGAGAGCGCGACCCACGCCTCGCGGGCGTATCTCTGGTACCAGCGCCACGAGAGCGGCTGCACGGCCCCCCATGTCAGCGCCCCGGCGCGAGCGCCGTCGTACTTGGCGAGCACGATGCAGTGCCCGCCCTCGATGTCGTCATCGGCTGGCGTCCCGGTCAGCTCCCACGCGAGGCCCCGGTCGAACTGCTGCATGGCGGGCTTGGGCACGTCCACGCCGAGGTAGACCGCGCCGAAGGTCTGCACAGCGCTTTTCACCTCGGCGTCGTTTTTCACCTTGAGCGGCGCGAAGGCGGGCACCTTGTCGTTGAAGAGCCCGTGCTGGTGCCAGTAGAGGAGCAGCTCCGAGAGCACGCAGCCGTCGTCGTTGCCGCCCGTGTAGGCGAGGTACTGCTTCACCGTCTGGGCATCGCTGGGCCACTTCTCCGACTTGGCGACGATGCGAGCGTGGACCTCGCGCAGGTGGACGATGCCCGCCACGGCGCAGTCACCATAGCGGTCGTTGCCGAGCATGCCCCACGACTTGCGCGCGAAGGTGTGGTCAACCGCCGTGCTCGCTGGCGGCAGCGGGTTGGTGAGCAACTCCGAGAGCCAGCGCAGCTCGACCGGCTTCGGCTTGAGCGTGGCCCCGAGCTTACCGTGCCTGCGGTCACTCATGCTTGCCTCCTAGGGCGTCGGCGTAGGCGAGGGCGTGTTGTGCTCGGCCCGCAGCAGGTTGAGCAGGTCGGTCGTGTCCTGATGCTGTTGGATGACCAGCGCCGAGAGCGCCGCCGCGTTGCTGCGGCTGGTGGCGAGCTGCGTCTTCTGGCCCCGGTAGAGCACGAAGTAGTTGATAGCGACCGTCATGGCGACGACCGCGAGCGAAGCCAGCACGTAGCGCCCGATGCGGAAGGAAACGCGCATCTCCTCGTCCTCGCGGTCGCCACTCTTGCCGAAGTCGGAGTCTGGCGGGTCGCTGGAGCGGCGCGGGGCGTGCTTGTGGTCGGCGGCCAGATGCTCTGCGTGGACCACGAGGTGCCGCTTGTCGGTCTCCTCGTTGCGCAGCACGCAGCCCGCCTCCCACTCGTGGCACCAGTTCTCGACGGCGACGAGGCGCGGCAACGATTCGGCCTCCGTCCAAGCGACGTGTGAACTCATCGCGTCCTCGAGTTCCTTGAGGCGCAGCATCGACTCCTCGTGCCGAGCGTTGCCGTCCGAGTCGACCGCCTTGAGCATGTCGTAGACCACGCGGGCGGTGAGGTCGCCGCCGTTCTGCTTGTCAACGAACTTGCGTACCTCGGACTCGAAAGCGTCCTCGCTCATCGCGGGAACCTCATCATGGTCAGGGTGTAGATGGCGACGTTGCGCTTGCGATAGGCGAAGTCCCGCTGCGGCTCAGGCGAGGTGTCCTGCAGGAGCTTGAAGTACTCGGGTTCCCCTAGCTCATCCCCGCCGTCCTGCCAAATGGCGTAGCCGCCGCCCTTGATGCTTTCGCGCACGCCGTCCACGAAGGAGCTTAGCTCGGGAGCCGTGGCGAAGACGAACTTGACCGGCACGTTCATCTGCACCGGCACGCCGTGGACGTTGTGCTGCCGCAGGCTGGCATCGTAGTGGAGGATGAGGTCGTACTGCTGTTCCTCCGCACCCAGATTCGCTCCCGGCTGCACGAACGTATGCACGCCGTCGTTCAGGTTGATGCCGTTGACCTCGAATACCGTTCTCACGTCGCCCGGCTCCCTTCCGCGCCACTCGGTGGCGAATAGGCTGTGCAGGGTCAGCGTGGTCGCATGCCCCGTCCTGTACCTCCCGGCCAGCGTCAGGCGCACGCGATGCACGCTCACGGTGCGGTACGCAGAGGCCAGCGCCCCCCGCGTCAGCGAGTGCGTCCCGAAGGCGCTCAGCAACGTACTCCTGACCGCGTCCGGCCGCTTCCCGGTCCGGTAGAGGCTCGCCAGCGCCACCGATGCGACCTGTACCGGCGGCAGGCGAGACGTCGAGTACGCCGAGCGCAGGGTCAGCCTCCAGTGAGGCCCCCGGTGCGTCTTGTACTTGCTGAGCAGGTCGAGCGGGTGCAATGAGCGCGTGCGATACCCGCTGGTAAGCGGGAGCTGCGTCGTCGGGACGCCCGGCGTGAGGTAGCGAATGATGAGCACACCGGAGCCGCCCGCGCCGCCGAAGCTGCTGTACGGCGCGTACCAGGCGCCGCCTCCGCCGCCGCCGGTGTTCGGCGTGCCGTCTGTGGCGGTCTTGGATGTGGTCGAGTGGTCGGAACCGTGACCGCCACCGCCCGCGCCACCAGCGCCACCAGCGCCACCGCTTGGACCTGCTCCGCCACCACCGCCGCCGTATGTCGTGCCGTGGAAGTCGGTACCGGCTCCGCCGGTATCTCCATATGCGGCGGCGCTCGCCCCGCCGCCACCGCCGCCCGCGTCTGCCGGCGCGCCCATCGCGCCGTCCGTCCCCTGCCCCGTCGTTCCTGCACCACCCGCACCGTGACCAACTCCCCATGCACCGCCACCGCCGGAACCGCCCGGCCTGCCGTCCATGTTCCCACCGTTGTTGTACCAGCCTCCGCCGCCACCACCCTTCGCCGTGTACCCGGCGAAGGTCGAGTCGTCGCCGTCGTCCCCTGCGCCGTTCGCGGTAGGAGCCGCGCCGCCGTCGCCAATAACTACGGCCATTGTTCCGCTCAGAGCGATGCCGCTCTCGACCCGCACACCGCCTGCGCCGCCTCCGCCGCCGACCCACGTCCCGCCCGCGCCGCCGCCCGCCACGAGGCATATCTCGTCGGCCTCGGTGACGCCGCTGGGCGTGATGAAGCTGCCGCTCTGCAGGAACTTCTGGACGGTGTAGGCACCGTCGCTGTACGGGGTTTCGCCGTTGTAGGTCATGGGGTCTTAGGCGTCGTCGCCTTCGATGAGGTAGGACCATTCGTTGCCGCTCGAATAGCTCTGACTCGACGGCACGACCCGCCTGAACCACACGCCCACGTAGTCGCCCGCCGCGTAGTCGGGCGAGGGTAGGGCGACACCCGTGCCCTTCGTCGAGGGGTCGGCGAAGCTCACGGACGCCGGTGCGGTGTGGTCGTCGGAGATGGCAGTCTCGGCGGCGTTCTTCCCAGCGTCCGCCATGGCGGCTGAGATAGTGTCGCCGTTGACCGTGTAGGGCGAGGCCGGGTTGCGCGGCTGGAAGGCGAACCAGCCCACCGGGCCGACCCAATCGCCGTCGCCGTCGTTCTGGACGTAGAGCAGGCGGTAGTCGGTGTAGCCGCTCGCAGCCTCATCGCCGGTCGTGTCGTCGAAGACGGAATCCAGCTCCGTGGCGCTGACCTGCACAGACGACTTGGCGCCGCCGATGCTGAGCGTCGGGTCGCTGTTGGCGCCGCCTCCTGAAAGATACCAATGCGGGATAACAGTCATGGATGAACCTCCCTATTTGCGGACCGCGAGCGGGTTCGCGGTGAGTGGCTTGCCGGGCACGAAGAGCGGGAACCTGAGGTAGTAGCCGGTCGAGCCCAGCGAGAGCACAGCGGTATCGCTATTCGCGTCGACCTGCACCTGCGTGATGAGCGCCCCGTCGATGCCCGGCGCGTTGAGCTTCTTCCCGGGCCGCCACGTCGAGGCCCCAGCGATGCCTTGCAGCGTGACCACGCCGGTCCACTGGTCGGGTAGCCTGCTGGCGGCGATGAGCTGTCCCTGCAGTGCCGCCGCCGCAGGGCTCGAGGCCGAGGCGGTGGCGTCGAGGTAGCCGATGCGCAGCTCGGGGTCGAACGCCTCAGTCGGGTCAGCCAGCTCCCACTCTCCCAGAGCATCAACGATGATGCGTAGCGGTTGTGGGATGACGAGCGCGCTCACGCCGCCGCCGGACGTTGTTGCGGGCTGGTAGTCCACGAGCACATAGTCGAGCGCCCCAGCGCTTGTCTGACTGGCTCCGGTGGTGTCGACGCCCGGCTCATCGCCCACGCTAACGCTGCCGAGGTCGTGCTCAATCTTTAGAATACCGTCCTCCCAGACGCCCCAGCAGACCGGCGTCGGGTAGAGGCTCAGCAGGTCGGGGATGGCAGCCAGCTCGCTCATCGGCGTGCGCAGGGCGATAGAAGTCGTGGCCTTGAGGCCGGTCGCCTCATCGGGCGAGGCCGGTATCGGCATGGAGTCGCACTTGCAGTCCGGGAAGAGGATGCTGAAAACGTCGCGCAGGTCATCGCTCCCGTCGTCCTTGCTCTTGTAGCCCATGCCGTAGAACTGGAGCTGGGAGAACCACGCCCACTGATTGTCGCCGTAGCCGCACGGCGGGCAGAAGTACTGATTCTCGGCGACCCATTTGGTACGCACTAAATGGTCAGCGTTCTTCGAGTAGGTCGTGCCCTGATTGCGCGGAAGCTGGACCGGGACATACCCAGCGTAGAAGACGATGAGCCGGTGGTTGCAGTCGACCACGACTGGCCCCTGCACGCCGCCCATACCGCCGAGTTCATCTCCGCGCACCATGAACAAGCAGGTCGCTCCATTGCGGAAGCCGACTCCGCGCCTATACATGAGCTGCGGGTTGTCGGTCGGCAGGTCCTCCGGGTCGTCACAGGCGTAGACGCCCGCGAACAGGGTCGGCAGCGGCGCGACGCCGTAGAAGTCCCGCCACACGTTCATGCTCGGGTACCTACTGAATCTGTTGCCGTAAGTATCGTCAGGCGGCCCGATGGGGGAGTCGTAGTCGGGCGTCGTCAGGCTCGTGAGCCCGGCGAGGCCGGTGTTCCAATAAGGCACGAACGAGAGGCGCGTGACGTTCTTTCCGCCCGCCATCTGGTAGTAGGCCGCCGTCCAGAAAGCATCCGCAGCCGGGAAGTCGGTAAGGCTCCATCCGGGCGGCAGGTTGTTGCCGGTGTGGTCATAGTGCGTTCTCGGCGCTGATACGTAAGACAGGACGGGGTCGGTGTAGGTCACGGTCGGCCAGTTGAACTGCACGCCGTAGGTCGTGTCGACGCCGATAGCCCCTTCGCTCCACGCCGCCCAGCCGCAGTCGGCGGTCTGGAGTTGGGAGAGGTCGCGGTCGACGAACACCGCCTGCACCGCTTCGTTGTTACGCAGCTTGTCATAGCGCCCGAGGCAGGAGACGTGGTACGTCTTCACCGGCCCGACGCCCGTTGTCACGCCTTGGACGTGGCCCTCGAAGATATGCACGCCTTCGCTTATCACCGTCACGGCGTCGCCCGCGCCCAGACTCGGCGCGGTGCGCTGGTCCCAGTCGCAGGTCCCGTACCCGCCCGCGTTCGTCGAAACGACCTGCGCGTTCTCCGGCGCGTCGGCGCCGGAGATAATGAAGTTGCCGATGAGGCGGTGCGGGACGCTATCGTAGGTGGGCGTCAAAAGTCCCCCGGCTCGAAGGTGCCGTCCCAGCCGTGGTGGTCGCCGCCCGCTGGGGTGCTCTGCCACACCACGACCGGCTCGCTCCCCATTTCGTCTAGGTGCGGCTGGTCCATCGGGATTTTCACGACGTGGATACCGTCGGGGTACACGTCGTCGCCGTTCTCGTCCCTGCCAATGGGCAGCGGGTAGGTCACCCAGCGCACGTCGTGAGTCGGGATGCGGATGACCACGCAGCCATCTCCGCCCTTCGTGCCCGGCGCGTCGCCGTTGTGGCCGGGACCCATGGCCCCATTGCCGCCCGCGCCGCCGCCCAGACCGTCCACTCCCGGATTGCCTGGGTCGCCGCCACCGCCGTAGCCGCCCAGACCGCCGGGATAGCCCCAGTTGTTAGGTCGCTCGCAGCCACCGCCGCCGCCCGCGTACCACGAGATGAACCTCAACCCAGACTCGGCGAAGAAGGGTCCCCACCCGAGGATGTCACACGGCCTGCCGAGGCCCCCGACGGGTCCGATGTCACTGTTCGGCTGGTAGCCCGGCCAGTTGGCCCCGCCACCGCTTCCGGCGGTGTGATTCACCCACGCAGTCCAGCCGTTGCCGTCCGTCCCGTCGTGGCCTTGGTCTCCGTGCGTGGCCTTGCCGCCCGGTCCCTCATAGTGCTGTGCCTGTCCGGGATTTCCGCCAATCCACTTGCCCCACGGGCTGCCGCCGCCGCCGGATGCGCCGTCCGTGGCGTCCACGACAACGCTGTGCCCCTTGTCCCAGTCGTACCATTCCGAACTGCCGAAGCCGCCGCCATAAGCCCTCATATCGGCGTAAGACGACTCGCCCCCGTTGGCTCCGGTCCCTAGCAGGTCCGGCGCGGCCCCTCCGGCTCCGACTGTCACGGTCCCCGGCGTGACATCTGAGTCAATCACGAAGTCGTGGACGTCGAGGAAGCCGCCGCCGCCGCCGCCGCCGCCCTGAAAGCCGCCGCCGCCCGAGCCGCCGCCACCGACGAGTAGCACGTCGGCGCGGACCTTCTTGTGCGGCTTCAATTCGAAGGCGGAGTCGACCAGAAACTCGTATGCCGTCCAGCCGCTAGGCTGCGGCTTCACAGGCCCGACGCGGTCGGAGAGATTGAGCGCCACGTCGATGGCTGCCAGCTCGTAGCCCTTGCCGGTGTCCGGCGAGCGGTCGAGGAACTCGGCGACCTTTTCGCCCGCCTCGATGTTCGCCCAGATGACGCTGTCCGGTTGGTCCTGATTCGAGTCGTAGAGGAGGTACGCCAGCAGGCCCGACTCAGCGTCTGCCGATGGCGACCACTCCAGCAGGTTGCCGATGGGGTAGGAGCCCGGCACGGTGCTTGCCGGGATGACCCACGCGACAAGGTCCTGCGGCGCGCTGGGCGGCGTCACGTCTGCGCGTGAAAGATGGTCGCCAGAGCTGGCCTGCGGCATCACCACATCAACGGTCGGTCCTATCTGGCGGAGCCCCGTGGCGGTCTGCTCTAGGACCCAATAGCTGAGGTGCGCCTCGTTCGGCACGTCCGTGTCGAACCACGCCTCGGCCTCGCTCTCGCCGAGCTTCACGGCGGGCGCACGCCCGTCGACCGCGTTGGCGCAGCGCCACACCTCACAGGTGCGCAGGTACTTCTTCCGCTCGGGGTTGTTGCCCTCCTGCGCCTTCGACCACGTCGGGCCGAGCGCGGCGTCCCAGCTAAGTAGCACCCGGCCGGGCGCGTAGTGGACCGTCAGGGTCATCCTAGAATCCCGTCGCCACTTGCCGCTTTTGCCTCACCATGACGAGGTTCGCGACGGTCGCGGCGAAGGCCCGCGCCGAGGCCGAGTCGGTGCCGATGACCTGCCCGATATGGACGTGGACGTCGCCCCCCCCGTGCCCCTTGCCGAGCGGCGTCACGGTGACGCGCTCAGGCCCGGCCTCGCCGACAATCATCGGCGTGGTCCCCGACGTGATGAAGTCGGCACCAGCGGCGTGCTTCTTCACGATATGCCCATAGGAGCTGTCCCACATACCGCCCAGCGCCGCCTTCGCCCAGCCGCCAATCCCCTGCGGGGCCTTGTAGCTCGACTGGTCGACCGTCTTGCCCCAGCTATCGACGGTTTTGAGGAAGTCGAGTTGGTCGGGCGTGAGCTTCATGCCGTGGGCCTGTTCGGCGCGCAGCTTGGTGACCTCAGCCTGCCGCCTCTTCGCCGCCGGGCCGCTGTCGTAGACCTCATCCTTCGCGTTCTTCGCCGCCTTCGCCGCTTCGTCTGCCGCCTTCTTCCACGACTGGTAGGCCTTCACGATGGCGTAGATAGCGACCGCCGCTGCCGCCAGCGCGGTAAGCAGCAGCCCTAGGGACACGAGCTGCGCGCCGAGCGAGGCGGTCGTTGCGTCAGAGGCCACGACCTCGCCGCCTTCTGTCGTCGCCAGCGTTTCGGTCGCCTTGGCCGAACCGCCCAGCAGCTTGTTCAGCGTGCCCGAGACGCCGCTGTACATCTCCATAGCGTTCTTCGCGATGGTGAACCCGGTATGCAGGAGCTTGACGCCCGCCAGAAGGCCCACGACCGCCGCCGCCGTCTTCCAAAAGCCGCCCGGCAGCTTGGTCAGGAACGTCACGACCGACGTGAAGGCCGGGATGAGCTTGTTCACGATAGGGATGACCAGCATGCCGATTTTGACCTGCAGGGCTTCCATGCCGAGCTTCATCGAGTCGGACGCCTGCTGCAGCGTGCCGAATTTGGTCATGTCGGCCTGGCTCCAAACGAGTCCCAGGCCCTTGACCTCCTGCGTCTGGTCGGCAATCGCCTTGTTCGACTTCATCAGCCATGGCAGCATCGCCGCGCCGCCCTTGCCGAAGAGCGCTTGCGCCAGCGCCGTGCGTTCGGTCGCTGAGGTCATCCCGGCGAGCTTGCCGCGCACCTGTTCGATGACCGCCTCGCCGGAGAGCCAGTGGCCGCTTGCGTCCTTCATGCTGACGCCGATGGAGGTCAGGTACTTGAGCGCCGGGCTGCCCTTGGTCGCCATACCGGCGAGGCCGGCGGTCAGCTTCTCGATTTGCAGTTGCAGCGAGGCCGAGGGTTTCCTCGCGTACTCGGCTTGCAGCGCGGATATCTTCTGCTGGGCGGCGAGCACCTTCGGCGTATTGTCGGTCAGCGCCTGCTGCGCCCCGTAGAGGTTCTTCTGGAACATCTTCATGCCGAGGGTGCCCTTGTCGACCGCGACGTTGCTCAGCTCCCACTGACCAGCGAGCAAGCTCGCCTGCTGGCTCGAGTCGCCGAGCATCCTCTGGATGCCCTTGATTTCGCCGCCGTAGTTCTGGAAGGCCTCCGCGCCCTTGAGTGCTATGCCGCCGACCACGCCCAGCGCCCCGGCGGCCACGGCAGAGCCGGCGCCGACGCCGGCGAAGAGCCCACTCATGCCCTTCTTCGACGTCTTCGCCTGGTCCTCAACGCCTTTGACGTCGTGCTTGACCTTGTCGAGCGTCGCCCCGACCCCGGCGGCGCTCGCCTTGATGCGGATAATGATTTCTTCAAGCGTCACGAGGCCTCCGCTCTGCGCCTAGGGCAGCCGCGAGCAGCTCGAGCTTCGAGCGTTGCGTGGCCGCTTGCTCCTCTTCCGGCGAGGGCTCGAAGTCGAGAAGGAATTTGTCCATGGCCTGTTCCTCGCCCGTCAGCGCGGCAACGATATGAGCGCAAGCGTATGCGACCCGCATGTCGGCCCGCGCCTCGCCGAACGGCTCGACCTCGTAGTACGCTCGCCACTCTGCTACCTCCCGGCTGCTGATGCTCTCGCCGAGTTCGCCTACTGTTCGTCCGAGGGCCAAGGCGAGGCGGAAGAGAAACCGTCGCCCGGGCCGTCTGAGTTTCCCTCGAGGCTCTTCACGTCTTCGCCGCTCAGGCCGTTGAGCTTGGTCGCCGCGTCGAACACCTGCGCGAGCGGCTTCGCGGCCTTCTTCCCCAGCGCCGCGATGTCCTCTTCGCCGAAGAGGCGTTGCCCCTTCTCATCGACGAGGCAGAGCGCGACCAGCTTGGCCCGCATATTGCGGGTCACGAATTCTGTGGTCCCGTCCCGGCGTTCCTTCATGCACGAGGCCTCGAATGCATCACGCTCGCGACCGTTCAGGGCGCGGACGCGAACGGTGCCGCCCCATTCGGGCACCTCCACGTCGACAGTCGCAAGGTCCGGGGCCTGCATGATGGCGGCGGCGGTCAGAAGGCCCGTCCCGGGCTTCTGAGGGGCCTCTGGGGCGTCTTGGCGTGGCTCGGCACCACCGAGCCACGCAGACGGTGAAACCGCGTCCTGCGGCGTATTCTCGTCGGGCATCCCGCCCTCCTAGGTCGGCTTGTTTACGAGCTGTGTTCGATGAGGTAGCTGGCGCCGGTGACCTGCACCTTGAGGTCTGCGGCGAGCACGCCCGCGACCGGAGCCTTCGGCGCGAAGCCGCTCACGTAGCCGGTCAGGTGTAGCTCGGTCGGGTCGCTCTCGAAGTCGGTCAGCACGAGCTTCCAGTTGCGCGTTATCCCGTCCTCATAGGCAGCGAAGAGGCCCGTCGTGGCGTCGTGGGTCGGGTCGGTCGGCAGCCAGAAGAGCGAGAAGGTCAGCTCGCCGCTCTTCTTGATGGTGGCGAGCAGCTCTTCGTAATCGAGCGGCGAGTCGTGACTGGTCACGTCGACGTTGTCGCGCGTGTAGGCCGGACCCTGAATGTCGCCGACCTTGGCGACCGTGGTGAAGCTCTCGTCCTGCGGCGTCACGGTGCCGCCCGTGCCGGCGCCGGTCGTGGCCACCGGGATGCTGACGACCTTACTCGTGACCTTCTTCACGGCCCATGTGCCGTTGGCGACGGTCGCCCCGGTGCCGGTGAGGCCCGAGACGGTGACCGGCTGGCCGTCGACCAGCCCGTGAGCGGCGGCGAAGGTGAGCAGGGTCGCGTAGGCGTCGGCGGCGCTGGTCACGCCCGTCAGGGGCGTGCCGGCGCTGCCGCCGTCGCCCATCTGCAGGTGGGTTCCATGCGAGCGGATTGCTTCGGTCATTTCGACGCCTCCTTGACGGCGTGCTTGTCGATGATATGCAGCACGACGGCTTCGCGGTCGAGGCTTGCGAAGGGGCATCGCACGCACTGGTAGTTGGGCCTTCCGGCCCATGTACTCACCCGGATGTTCTCCGGCTTTCTTTTCCCTGCCATCACTCCGCCTCGGTCGGGAAGTATCCGCTCGCGGTCAGCACGCAGGAATGCGTGCCCGTCTGCGGCTCGCGGTCGTCGATGGTGCTCGTGACCTGCATGCCGAGCGTGGCGATGGCCTGCGTCGCCTGCTCCGCTAGGCCCCGCGACTCGGCGTAGGTCGTGCCCCAGCAGCGCAGCTCCCAGAGCGGATTATCGTAGGCAGGTCCTTCGTCGTGGCTGTAACCGCCGCCGCCGCCGACCTGTTTCAGGACCACGGCAGGCAGCCGCGTCGGCTCGCCCTTGGCGTTGACCGGCAGGTAGCCGGTAAAGACGCTGGCGCTCAGTTCGTTGAGCACGGCGAGGATGTCCTCCACGGCGCTCACTTGAGCCCCTTGAGCAGCGTGAGCTTGCCCTGCATGTTCCCGGCTCGCACGGCAGCCGGGGTGTCCTCGTGATAGGTCGGGCGCACGAACGGCTGCGCGTGCATACCGGCGGTGCTCCGCACGACCACGCTGGTGCCGCCCTTGAGCCCGCGCCCGCTGTAGCTCGTCCACGCCAGAAACTTGCCGTGAATGGGCTTGATGCGGTGCGGCACCGCGCCCTCGTATTCGGTATGGAGCCCGGTCCCGAACTCGAGGAACATCGCGTGAACGCTGTTCGGCCCCACGGTACGCTCGGCCTCCTCCGGCTTGAGGACGTGGATTGAGCCCCGGGTCGCCCCGGTCCGGCCCACCGGGCACCGCCTCTTCATCCCGCGCTCGTAGACGCGGGCCATGCCCTCGGCCATGTTGTCAGCGACCTTCGGAGCGTTGGCCTGCACTTGGTCGAGGCGCTTCTGAATCGCCTGCCCGCCGACCATCGTGATGTCGAGAAGCTCGGTCACAGGTGGTGTTCCATGAGCTGGACGTGCAGCGAGAGGATGGCCGGGGTCGGCTCGCCCTTCACGTCGTAGGTCAGCGGCTCGGCGAGGGTCACGCCGAAGCGCGCGATGATGGTCACTTGGTCACGGTTGGTGATGACCGTGTCCTTCGGGAGCTGGAGCAGGGCGTCGATGCTCGAGATGCCGTAGTCCGGGGTTGGCGACCACTCGGCCCGCTTCCCCCGGAAGCGGCAGACGGTCGGCTCCCCCGGCACGTAGGTGACGATTGGCTCGTTCAGCTCGCCCTCTGCCTCCGTGTAGACGTCGATGGTGCAGAGGTCGAGCATCGCCCCTTGGATGAAGGCCTCGAGCGAGGCCCCTTCTTTGACGCCGACAGGTTTCACAGAGCCTGCCCCTGCGACGTGTTCGGGGCGTAGACCTCACTCTGCGCCTTCTCGTACATGTTGATGTCGAACTCGGCCACGAACGGCCAGCGGCCTTGATAGAGGATGTCCCGCTGGCGGTCGCGCTGGATGGCGACCGTGCGTGCGTGCCTGCGGCTGTTGAACCATGCCGCCATTTTCAGGGCGTGGTCGAACACCTGCGAGCGGCTGAACGTCGCCGCGTCGGCCACGAAGTCGTAGAGCTGGCTGACGCTGGCGGCGATGAGCCCCCAGAGGTCGGCGGTCGCCGCCATGCGGTCGTAGGTCGCCGCCCAGCCGAGGTCGGCGGGATGACGGCCCTCGGCGTCGTTCACCGGGTGCGCCTCGAGGAAGCCCCCGATGAGGTCATCGGTGAATGCCGCCTCGGTGCCCTCGGGGATGCTCAGCCCGAGGCGCACCGCCGCGATATCGCTGGCAGAGGCCGACATGAGGCTAGGCCAGCCAGCTTACAAGCTCGAAGCGGTAGAGCAGGACCTTCGAGCCATCCGGCGTCCCTGCGGGCGTGTAGGTGCTCTGGGACACGTCGGAGGCGTGGGCGCTCAGCGAACCGGCGTCCGTGGAGCCGTTGAAGAAGTAGACGCCCGCGACCATCGCCGAGATGTCACCGGAGAGGAACGGCACGCCGACGCTCTTGACGACGCCCACGCTCACGGTGTCGCCCGAGCTGTTGGTCTTGGCCGGGAGATGGATGTTCGTGACCTTGGAGAAGGCCTTGACGCCGGGCACCGCCGCCGAAGCGTTGAGCGCGATGGTGTCGGTGATGGCGTTGCCGCAGATGTCGAGCCCGGTGATGACGACGTCGCCAGCGATACCGACGGCGTTGCCCTTGACCTCGAGGAGCTGCGGGCAGGCCGCGAGCTTCGCGTTGATAGTCGCCACGAGGTCGGCGGCGACCTTGTTGGTCGCGGCTGCGCCGAGCGTCGCGGCGGCGAGCACGGCGGTCGCGCTGGTGGCGAGCGGCGTGAGCTTCGGCGAGTAGTAGATGTGCCCCCGGTAACCGCTGTTGGCGCGGTTGGTCCCGGCGAGCCTGTTGGCGATATGCCAGTCGAACGGGAAGCGACTCATGTTCTCTCCTTACGCCTGCGGCCCGGCCTGCACCCTTTCGGCAGGACGGGCCAGTGTCGGCGTTCTACCGTCTACGCCGTGAGCAGCGCGAACGGGTAGCGGTTTGCCTGCGTCGGCTCGAGGGCGTTGACCGGGTTCGGCAGCGCGAAGCCCAGACGCATGGTCAGCATGAGGGCGACCATCCTCTGCTGAAAGAGGTTGAACTGGATTGCGCCAGAGCCGTCCTGCACGATGCCCTGATTGGCGACGAACCACGTGATGTCCTGACGCACGGCGTAGACCAGCTCGGTCCACTGCCCGGCGATGAGCAGGCCGGAGGCGGCGACGATGGAGCCGTTGACCGGGAAGTCGATTGGCGCGCCGTCGAGCACGTAGCTACCGGCCTCCTGCATGCCGTTGCGGAAGATGGGCTGGCCGTCGGCATCACGCACGCCGCGCAGCTTGCCACGCATCGACGTGTGGGCGACGTGGGCGGTGGCCATGAAGCCCTCGTTCTCGAGCATGGAGAGCACGCCGTTCTCCGAGAGGAGCGCGTCGTACATGTCGTCGCAGGCCGCGAGGCTCACGACGTGGGCGGCGTCGCTGACGGCGTTGCAGCCCGCCACGAGGCCCGCCGCGCCGAGGCCGGTCGTCCAGCTCGAGGGGATGTTGGTGCCGTAGAAGACGGCTTGGTCGATGGCCTTGCCTGCGGCTTGGATGATGAGCGGCTGCACGCGCGGCCAGATGGGCTGATTCGCGTCGTCGAACGCGGTCAGCGGGATTGGCACGATGACGTTCAGCTCCTCCGCCGTCACCGTGACGTTGCGCCACTTGACGTCGGTGGTCTGAGCGATGACCGCCTCGCCGCCGGAGAAGTAGGCCAGCGGGAGCGAGTCGAGCACCGGCATGATGCGGGTGCTGGTCGGCATGTCGGGGAGCCTCGTGGCGCGACGCATCGCGTTCGAGTTCTCCGTGGTGCCCTTCATTATCTCCGGCACGTACTCGACGGGGATGACGCCCGCGAGGTCGCCGCTGGAGATGTCGGCGTTGTATACGGTCACTTGGGCTCCTCCTAGAGAGGTTACCCGCGACCAGCAGCCTTTCGGATGAGACTCTCCATGTCGGCCCCGCCGCTCGGCGGTGCTCCCCCGGTGCCTGCGCCAGCGTTTCCACGCGGCGCGAGCGTGCCCTCGAAGAACTCCCCATAGGTCTGTCGCAGGTGATTCCAGTCAGGTTTGCCGTAGCGGTCGAAGGCTTCGTCCGCCTTGGCGAGCACCCAAAGAGCCCGAGGCTTCGTGCAGCGCATCCCGACGGCTTCGTCGATGAATGCGACCTCGCGCTCCCTCTCCTGCAGCTTCCCGCTGAGTGAGTCGAGCTGGGTCTTCATGTCCCCTTCGGCACCGGCGGCGAGCTTCTCGAGGGCCTCGCGCTGCTCTTTGAGCTGCTTGACCTCCGAGCGCGTCGCGTCGACGGTGTTCTTCAGGCCCCGGATATGGCCTGTCACGCCAGCCTGCACGCCTTCGTCCTGCTCAGCAATCCATGCCTCGAAGTCGAAGCCCTCAGGCGATGACTCTTGACCGTTGCCACCAGCGCCTGCGCCAGCGTTCGGGTCATCTTGATTCGGCATCCCGCCTCCTCATCGGGCGGGCATCCGGCCCGCGTTGCTTGCAGCGTACTCCCGCGCCCTCTGGGCTGTCCAGCCCCCGCACGCGCAAGGTCACCCGGCGCAGGGCCCTATCGCCGCCACAGGCCCCTTTACGTGCCGCCTCGGCGGGCTTCCTTGGCGTACTCCGGGGCGATGTTGGCGGCGAGGTCGGCCTTGCCGATGTAGCGGCTCCAGCGCAGGTCGTAGCCGCTCTGCGCCCCGCAGGCTGGGCAGGTCATCACCTGCCGGTCGGCGAGCGGCGCGTTGTCGGCGTGCTCGAACGTGAGCCGACAGAACGGGCAGCGCACGGCGACGCTCATAGCGCCCACGCCGGACGCCGCAGCCCCGAGTAGCGGTCGTACTGGTAGGTCACGCCGTGGTCGCCCGGGTAGGGTTCCTGATGCTTGGAGCGTCCTGATTGAGCGAGGGCCCGATGCCGAGCGCCGCGTCCACGGCCTGCACGAAGGCCTTGGCCCCTTCGTCGGTCGCGATGAAGTCGGCCAGCTCCTGAGCGCTCTTGCCCAGCTCATCGGCGGGCGTCCACATGCTGCCCGGGTAGTGCGGCATGGCGTTGACGCCGAGCGGATGGTCCGGCGTCGGCAGGCCGTCGACGGGCAGGCCCCCCAGCCCCTCTTTCAGGTCGGCGATGCTCGTCAGCTTGAGGTTCGGCCCCCAATCGGGGTGCACCGTGCGGCTGACCATGCGGTCCCAGAGCATCTGCCGCCCCAGCCCATCGTTCTCCTGCTGGTAGAGCGCCAGACGCCCCGGTCCCATGATGCCGCGCTGCACGCTCTCCGGTTGCTCGTCGAACCACGAACGCGAGTCGCTGAGCCCGAGGTCGTCGAGCGTCTCCCCACGCAGCACTGGCACCACCGTGCAGCGGCAGTTCGGGTGGTCGTCGGGGTCGATGTCACAATCGAACTGGTCGCCGTCGGCGGCGAGGCAGCCTTCACAGACAAGCTCATCCCGGGCGCTCATCCGCACGTAGCTCTCGACCACGTCGCTCGCCCGGTACGAGGCCATGGTCGAGTCGCGGTAGGCCCCATTCATCTCCGTGCGGGCGATGGTCAGGATGCGGTCGAGGCCGACCCCTAGCGAGTCGCTCGCCTCCGCGCCGACCTCCATCGGGCTCTTGCCCAGCGCGATGCCGTCGATGAGCTTCTGCGCGATGGTCTGCTGCATGAGCCCGTAGCCCTGATTGAGCAGCTCGCCGAGCGGTCCGCCGCTGGTCGACGCCGCCGCCTGCGTGGCTGCGGCCTCGTTGAAGACGGCGGCAGCAGCGGCCTGCACGTCCTCCTCACTCACGCCGACCTCGAGTCCCCCCTTGCCCACAGCCTCGCTCGCGGCCATCGCCCCGGCCTTGCCGCTGGCGACCTTCACGCCCTCGATAGCGGTCTGCGCCCACTTGCCGTATTCGGCGTACTGCTCGGCTGCCTGAGTCTCGAACGAGCGGTAGGTCGCCAGCTTGTGCAGCAGGCCCAGCGTCGGAGTCTCGCCCTTGGCCTGCACCGCCGCCACGTCCTCGACGCACTTGGCGATAGCGTCCTTGAGCGCACTCTGCAGGCCGACGTAGTGGTCGGCCATGACCTGCGTCGTCTTCTCGTCGCTCGCCTTGAGCAGCGCCTTCCAGCTCGCCATGTAGTCGGCGACTGCGCTCATCGCTCACCGAGCAGGAGCACCATGAGCCAGCCCATCGCCACGGCGACCACGAGCCAGCACACGACGCTCACGGCCTGCAGGTCGTCAGGCCCGAGGTCCATGTACCAGAGCCGCAGAGCGGTCACGGCTTAGCCCTGTGCGGCGGCGGCTGGCGCAGGCGGGAAGGGCGCAGGCGCAGAGACGCCCGCCACGGGCGCAGGAGCCCCGTTCAGGCGCTGTCCGGCTGCCTTGAGGGCTATCTCCCCCAGCGAGGGCGGAGCGTTCTTAGCGGCCTCTTTTTCATCCTCGGCCATACGCTCGAGCTGATTCGGCTCCCAGCCGTCGTACTCGCGCAGGGCGGTGGTCAGAGGCATACCGGCGGCGTTGAGGTTCTTGACGACGTTGCTCGTCGTCTCCGGCTGCTCGATGTTGGCGGGCTCCCAAATGACGGTGACGTCCTTGGCCTCGAGGGCGATGTTGTTGAGCTGGCAGTAGAAGATGGCGAGGTCCCGCCACGTCGCGGCGAACAGCTCCTGATAGTGGGCGACCTTCTTCGTCAGCGGCGCATCCATGGCGATGAGCGCCTCGCCCGAGGGCTGGGTGGCCCCGGTCATGTAGTGCTTCGGCGTATGCGAGATGATGGCGATGCCCTCGGCCAGCGCCGTGCGCGCGAAGAGGAAGTTCTGCAGGTCGGTGGCCTCGAACTGCCCGACCTGCGTGGGCTGCTCGCCCTCGGCCCCCGGCGGCACGGTCCACAGCGTCGTGGCGTCGGCCTCGAGGTCGGAGAGGTCGGCGTTGGAGATGGCGTAGCGCTGCTTGAAGCCCGCGAACTCGGAGCTGACCATCATGTCGGCGAGTAGCTTGTTGACCATATCCTGCTGCGGCATGACCTTGCCGCGCAGCTCGCCGGAGAGCCGCCTGCGATTGCGCCGGAAGTGGAAGACAGGCACGCGCCCGAACTCGTGCAGCTCGACCGGCGCGCCCTCTTCCTCGGGCAGCGGCACGAACTCGCGCCACTCGGTCGGCTTCTTGTCGGTGCGCGTCCTGTAGTGCTCGACGCGGTCGTCGTAGTAGAGATTCAGGTAGGTGATGCCACTCGTCAGGTTGCGCCAGAGCTTCCCGGCGAAGGCGATACGCTTGGGTCGCTCTTCGTCGTAGAAGACGGCGACCTGTCGCGGGTCGTTGGCGTAGAGGTCGATGGTGCCCGGGTCCTCATCGCTGGGCCAGACGATGATTGAGCCCTCGCCGGTCACGATGGCAGCGGTCTGCACGTCGTAGGCTTCTAGCTCGAGCCCGCCGCCCTGCATGAGGTCGTTGAGCATCTCCTTTGCGGCCTGATTGCCGTCGGCCACGTCGAAGCCCTTGAGCGTCAGGCGCTCGAGCACGGCGTCGACTACCGGCGCGCACCAGTTCTCGACGAAGCGCGCGTTCAGGGTGCGGAAGTAGGCGCTGAGCATGTCGGTCGCGTAAACCACCGGCTGGTCGCCGTCGTAGTAAGCGAAGTCAGTGTCGTAGACCGGCTTCTTCTTGTAGACCGCCTCGAACGCCCGTTGCAGGTCGCTCGGATGCTGCCCGGAATCGGGCGAGAGCACGGTGCCCTGCGCGCTCATATCCACTGCGTCAGCCACTAGAAAGCCTCCTCACCCGTCAGCGCGCCCGAGCTGAGTGTACTCCTCAGAGCTTGCGCTGCGTAGCCTTGCGGATTGGCCCATGCCTGACGATAAGGTCGAAGAACGCCCAGACGAGTGCGTCGACGCGGTCGGGGCTGCCCATCACCTTGCGGTCGATGTCGGGCGTGAAGTTGCAGTTGTGCACGAGCAGGCCGCTGGCGAAGAACTCGTGCCCATCTTCGACGCTCAGGTTGAACACCGGCTCAGGCGGGCGGCTCGACAACCTTTCGGCCACGAGGTCGGCAGACAGGGCAATAGGTGGTGTTCCTGCCCCGCGACCAGAACGTGCGCCCGCAGGGACACGTTCGCTGAGTCGGCTGGATTGTTGACCAAAGCGCGTTGAGCCGGTCTGATGTGCCGTGCCTTCGGTCGTGGCAGCCACGAGACACGGCCTCAAGGTTGGCGAGTGCGTTATTGCCCCGGTCGCCGTCGCGATGGTGGACAACGTAGCCCGGCGGTATAGGCCCGTGAGCATGCGCCCACAGCTCGCGATGAAGCAGGCGACGGCCACGAGTGCGCGAGGTCTTGAAGTAGCCGTCGTCGTCGCGGAAGTAGCGTTCTCCGTTGAAGGCCACGAACTCTCTGACAATGGGCGTCGGCATACGGCCAATGTATCGTAAGTCTGTACCTCAGACAAGGCCACGAAGCCGCGCCCCTCGACGTATACCGGGTGCCTCGCCGTGCCGCGCAGTATGCGCCCGCCTGCCGTCCTCACGCCGATGGTAGGAGCGGTGCCCGTCTGCCCAGACCACAGGACACGCCGCCAGCCCTTGCGCGTCAACACACGGTCGCAAGCCGTCACTTCGGCGATGCGAACGGCCCCGCGCTTCGTCGTCACGAGCGTGTCGGCACTCAGACACAACTGGTCCTCGAGCGGCCCCAGCATGCCGACGTGGTGGATGCGCCCCTGCTGATAGAGCGCCGCGACCGGCTCGGCCCGCACCCACTTGCCCCGCGTCGCCGTCACCTTCTTGTATGGCACGCTGGGGTCGACCATGCGCAGCATGGCTTTCACAAGGTCGCCGCCCTGATTGACCTCGGCGACGATGCAGTCGGCCTCATGCTCGTGATAGGCGGCAACAGCGCGCTCCGCCCAGCCCTGCGGCGTGTGACGGCCCGAGAGGTCCTCGAGCACGTAGCCCTGCGCCCTCTGCGGCACGTCGTCGATACCGGCGACGATGATGCCGGTCTCATCGCTGCCGGCTTCGCTCGTGACCGCCGGGTCGACCGCCACGACGATGCGCGCCAGGTCCGGGATGTCACCGTACTTCAGCCGGCCGGCCTCGAGCGTGTCGCGGTGCCAAAGCGCGCCCTCCAAGTCTTCAATGACCTCGCCATAAATCTCCTGCCGGCCCAG